TTTTACCTTAGTTTCCTTTCCTGTCTTTTCATCCTTCTCAACATATGATCCAGTTACCTTTGTAGCACCTCTTTTAAATTTACCACGAATATCTTTATCTAATTGCTTTGCCCTTGCACGGTTTTCTTTTGCAGAGAGGTTAGCTCTGGATGCAGACATTACAGCAATGCCCTTTTTATCTGATTTACTTTTTATTCTACTAAGACTACTCTCGTCTAAGAACTCCTTAAATGTCTTCATCCTTCGTACTAATTTTTAAGTATTTATTATCGAATGATTTGTATGTCATCATCTTGTGTCCATAACTCCACCTTATCTCTGAATCTGCCCTCTGCCTTTAACTTTTCATATCTCTTTGTTGCTTTCTTTTTCCACCATGCCAATATGTTTTCAAGATGAAACTTATCCCAGTTCTGACCACGAACTAATTTATCTTGTTCACCATTAATAACTTCACGAACATTACCATAACCATAATCAGATATATAAAATCTTTTCTTTTGTGTTAAGTTGAGTGCCATGTCTATAGTATCTGTAAATTGTTTTAACTCTGTATTCATATCATATTCTTTCATGGAGTTTTTAATAATTGATATCATCTTTGATTGTCTCTTCATCTTTTTAGATGATGCTTTATTATCTGTAAGAGGTGTATTATCATTCCATTCCCTAAAACGATTATGTAATCTATGAAATGCATCATCATGAAGTAATGGTGTGAACTTACTTTCAGTTAGTCCTTTATATCTCATAAAAGGTTTTAGTCCATCATACTGTGATGCAGATGTTGTAGATCCATATAGAGATGTCGTTTCAAATAGTGCTATCTCTTTATCAAATACTTTCGATATAGTTTCTCTTGCAAAATGTGAACAACATAACAATGCCAATAATTTACCACCAAGATAATTATATCCAAATGGTTGAGAAGGAACAATTACAAAACCCATCGCAGTGTGGCGATTCATCAAAGTTAAATTGGCTGGTTTACCTAACCAAAGATTTCTTGGTTTAGAATTAATTGTAGGAGAACCAAATCGAATAAACCCAATAACTTTATTTGTATTCTTTTCATATACCATCCAACGCAATTCTCTACCGGGAATATTTGTCTCATTATTATGTGATGAAACAGCACCCAACATTGTTTTGTAATAATCCTGTGGAAGACTATTTTGAAATCTATCACCTACAAATCGAATATCAAACTCCATATCATTTGGATGAATATCTTCATTTAAAAATTCATCTTCAAATGAGGTAAGAGCACTAAAACTTTTAACAGTTTCTTTTTTAACATATCTAAGATAATCTTCAATATTTCCCATACGCGAAAAATACCTTATGAACTCATCAGCAGCCCATAAGGTATTATCTTTAGAAATAAGATTTATCGTCATATTTTAGTTTTGATTTTTATTAGCTTCATCTGCAATCTTCCATGCAAGAACATCTTGAAAAGGAATTAATTTACCTGCCATAACTTCTTCATGAGAACTTGGTGCAAATAGCAACTCTGCATCTACATGTTGTGCAGGATATCTTCCATTCTTAAATCTATACATGGAGATAGCATCTAACTTCCTATAAAGTTTTTCCCTAGCTTCATAAAAATCATATCTCTCTTGCATTTCTTTTCCATCCTCATCTGGTGGTGGAGTAATTACAATCTGATGCATTGGATGTGGTGATTGATCTTTATGGAAGATAGAACATCTATACATCTCATCTATGTGCTGTCTCCATCGTGCTCCGTTCTTAGCATTCTGCAACCAGTATTTTGATGGATCTGATATACAATCTGCTTTTCTTGGATCAGTAAACAAATCATCATTCATATAACCTCTGAATGATTGATTAGTAAATGTTTTATACCTAGCAGGTTTAAATCTATCTGAGTTGTCTGCAATCAATTCTTTGAATAGATTGTTTCTTTCTTTTTTGGTTAGACTATTTCCACCATACTCTTCAATCTTTACTTTAAGTTGATCATGATCTATCTCTGTACCATTTTCTTCTTTGTAAGCATCTGCGTATGCATTTACACCAGTCTCTACATCTGTGACAGTATTCTTTCTGCGGTAGACTCCTTCTGATGGATCATTAACTTTATTCTCAAAGTCAATTCTAGCTAATATGTTTTTGGGTCTTACTATCCAAAAACAATATGCTCTTATTCCTAATGCTGGAAGAACTTCTGGATGCAAACGAGTTCCACCATTTAATGTGTCATATGCTTCATCTATGCAGATAGGATACTGCCCCATATCTACCTTGTTGTTTTCATATGACTCTTTCAACTTCTCTCTGTCTCTAGGAAGTGAGTCTGCTTTTTTTCCACCATTAAGGATGGAACTGACTTTACTGATTGGTAGTACAACTTTACCTACCAACTCAACATCATGTAAATCGAATTCTTCACAGAAATCTTCAAATTCTGCAGTCCAGTTATTTGGATCGCAGTGCTCTGGAGTGATATAGTTATCATCGCACAAGAGTAATGTGTCAAAGACACTTGCTGTTTCTTCAGTCATTATAGTAAGATCGTTAGATCAATAATGTGTATAATTTAATTGTAACAGATAGATTATATCTTGTCAACTATGTCAGAAAATAAACGATTATCCAATACTCTTTTCATTAATTCAAGAGTTATTTGTTGTGGTCTTTGTTTCCAACCATACCATACACTCTTCTTACCTTTTGAATGTGGTGGAACTTTTGATCTTAGATAATATTGATCTTCAGTTACATCGTAAATCGTATTCCCATCCTGTAACCACCAATGCTTTTCATCTCGAAAATCAACAGCACTAAAAGGAACAAGTTTATCTGTATCCATCAAAAAGAAAAGGGCTTGTGATGAATGATAACAATGACCATAAAATTTATACTTTTGAACATCAGTAGCATACTTTAATCTTTTACCTTTTAAAAGATCTCCTGATAGATTTTCTTGTATCTTTACGATAACATCATCAATCTCATCGTATGGGTAAGGTTCAAAGGTAAGAGTTCTTGTCTCAAAAACTTTTTCACCATCATACTTATTTCTTTCTACTTTTTTTATCAATCTATTGTTTCCCAAATAATATAATCATCAGAATCAATCATTTCTCTCATTGGCATATAAGGTGATTGACCTGTTCGTCTTTTATTTAATTCATCCCATTCCATTTTAATTGTTATTGTTTCAGTAAGATCGTTTACTGATTGTGACATACCACGATATCCATTACCAACATAAATTTGGCCTGCCATAACTGCAATAGTTGCAGCACCCCAGAAAATATAATACTTTCCAGACTTAATTTGATGTTTTATCTTTTGAATTGGTTTCTTGGTCATTTTCATAATTTTTACTTGGATAATAAACCTCTACATATGAATTACATCGAGGACATGATAGGTTAGTAACCATACTATACTCGGATTCTTCAAAATCGTCAAGATCATGATCTCCTCCCCAGATTAGTTCGGTATTACAGTGCCAACAATTCATTCAGCAATATCCTCTAATTTGTATAGCGAGATAAATTCTATCTCATTATTTTCCCATACCTTATGATTCTCCTGACGATCAACAATTGCAACAACACGATTTACAATATAACCTGCATTGCGAAGAACATTCACAGCCTTGATCGCACTACTACCTGTAGTGGTTACATCTTCTAATACTGTAACGATAGATCCTTTAGGTGGTTTATTACCTTCGATGACTTCTTTTGTACCATATCCTTTTGGATTCTTTCTCACAATAAGAGCATCGATATGCTTGCCAGAATAATATGCTTTCTGTGCAATACCACAAACTAGGGGGTCAGCACCAAGAGTGAGACCACCAACTGCAACTGAGTTATCTTCTACATGTTCTATCATAAGGTGTGAACACAATGCATTACCTTCACAAGATAATGTAACTGGTTTGCAATTAATGTAATGCTCTGATTCTTTACCTGATGATAAAGTAAAGTTTCCTTTCTTGTATGCTCTCTCTTTCAGAAGATGTAACAATGTTTTTCTATGTGTTTCCATTAGAGTATCAGTTTCTTGGTTGGTTTTGATATCTTACCAAACATAGAATTGTACTGTTCGATAATTTCTTCTTGAGGATCTCCAATATAAACAATATATTTTTTAGTAACTTCAAGTTTATCTTTTTGAAGTAAAGGAGACCAAGGAGCAAATGCAATTTGTCCTTGTTGTTGTGACGGTACTGCCACGATAGGATCAGTGAATGTGATTGAATCAGTGTCCTCTTTTACAATGTCAGCGATTACATCTTCGCCAGACCACATACGAATTAGTTTTACAGTCATTTTTTTTCAAATAATTTAATTAATTCATCACTACAATAAAAAATATTTTTATAGTTTTGTTCTTTACCTCGATATACTTTAAAGTATTTCATGAGGATAGGTAAAATGTCTGCTTCGGTCATTTGAATTCACACTCCACCATAATTTCGGTTAAACAAGCAAGTAGATTTATTTCCTGATCTGCCACAAATGCTACTTGGTATTGGTATTTAGCCAAAATAAGAACAGCAGCAGGAATAGAACTAGAGACCAAGGTTTCATATAGACTATCATAGATACGACGAAAAAGCAAAGTAGTATCATTATCCAAGTTGGTATTAACCCATTTACGGACTTCAGAAAAGTTTTTTTCTTTGAGATTCTTGGTGAGATCATTGATTGAAACATCAGAAAAGGACGCTAGTATACCGGAGTCTATTTCACCTCCGACAGAATATCTTTGACACTCATTAAGGACTCTTCTCCAATCAGGAAAGTGTTTACTGATTAACTCAGCAACAACTTTCTTATCACTCTTAATATTTTCTGTATTAAGAATGTGATTTATTCTAGAAAAGAATTGTGCTGCTATTGCAGGTTTGTCTTTTTTATTAACCGAGAAGTCAACAACAGAACACCTAGAATGTAATGGCTCGATAATCTTGTTTTTGTAATTACAGGTAAAGATAAACCTGCAGTTTTTGGAGAACTCCTCAATAGACGCTCTGAGAAGGAGTTGTA